GGAGAGATGGTACTGTTTCTCGAAGAATGACTCGACCTCCAGATAATGGTCCCGGGCGATCTGGTCTTTCTCCCGGACCTTCTGGAGGCGGATTGCTGCAGCGGTGAATCGGTTGACCGCCCGGGTGAGGTGGGGGAGGGCCGTGGTTATGCCCCCCCGCTCGCTTTCCTCACGATCTGCGAGAGTTCGTGAGCGGCTGCGGCCATCTCCTTGGTGGCGTCCAGCTCCTGCTTACTCATACCTTCATCACCGGGGATCTGCTGGTCCTCCTGTGGCGGTCTCATGAAGTTCTGCAGGCCCATCTGTGCGGGGTCGAACTTCGGGCGGGGTTCCGGCTCATCAATGCCGAGCTCTTCGTTGGTCGGGATCTTCAGCCGTTCCCTGCACCACTGCCACGGGGCCACTGTCTCATCGCCACCCGCCCGGAGCTGTGCGATTGCTGCCGCGATCTGCACGAAGTCCTCCGGGTTCGGGTCGTTGAGTCTCAGTTTCACGAGGCCGGGAACACCGGTGATCCGGTCGATGATGTTGAGATTCCACAGGCTTTCGATATCCCGCTGGCAGCTCTTGATCTTCCTCAAAAACGCCCCCACGCGGGAAACGGCAGTGGCGTCCGTGGTCCCCTGCCGGAGCCCGAGCAGCTCGCCCGGGATGCCCATGCCCGCAACCACGCGAATCAGGGTGACATCGGAATACATCTGGACGTTCTGCACCCCGGCAGTATCCAGGGCCTGGACAACCACATCCCCCTCTGTGATGAACTGGTCTTTCGCGTTGAACTTCTCGAACTGCTTTTCAAGGTCGGTGAATTCGGTGTCGGTGAGTGGTGTCCGATCCGGCTGTGTGCTGTTGGCCTTGATGTGCCATTTCGGGGTCCCGTGTAGGCAGATCCCGGCGGTGATTGCTTCGGCGACCTTGGTGTCCCGATTGATGTCGTGAACCACCCGCTCAACGATGCTGACTCCATACGGGGAGTCGGGGCGGCTCATGAACTGGTAGTGCAGGACCTGCTCGGGTTTCAGCGGGATCTGGGTGATACTGTTACCCCTGTTGTCAAACTTCTGCGTGAATGATGTGATCCGGCCTTTCTCGTCCGTGTCGAACTCGAAGCATTCAGCCGGGCGGGGAACGACATTCACGGGCTTACCGGCCCATGTGCCGTTACCCATCACGATCTCGGCAATACCATCCCGGACCACTTCGGCATCGACAGAGAGCATCCACTGAACATCAAAGAAATTGAGCTTTGTCAGGATTTCCTCAACGTCTTTCTTTGCCTTCTCCCCGTCGCCTTTTTCCTCGTCTATTTCCAGTTCATACCCGGCGCCGAATGCATAGAGCGGGAACAAGTCCACACCCTCAGCGATGTAAGCGCCTTGCAGGTAGATGTTCCGCAGGTTCCGCATTGATCTGAATGTCCGGGTCGGATCCTGTGTGAGGTCCAGTCCTGCGGGTGCGTTCCATGCCTTTGCCCTGGTGATAAGTGCATCCACCGGGCCTTCCAGCAGGCTCAACGCCCGCCTCAATACTCCTTGTTTTCGTGTCATGGTCGTATACTCCACATGAGGCCGAAGAACGCCAGCAGCCTGCGGTTCTCTTCTGTTACCGGCACTTCCGCCTCTGGATATATCCTCGATGTCAGTTCCTTACCTACCGCTGCAAGGTCTTCGAGTTCCTCGCAGATCTGCTGGATGTCTTTTGCTCTCATGCTTGTGCTCCTATTCTCCGCCCGGTTGCCCGGATGTGGCCGCTCTGCTGCAGGGTCAGGTCAGTGAACGCTCCGGACAGGACATCGACAATATCGTCGTGGTCTCCGTTCGGGAACATCGTCACTTCATCCAGGAACGCTGCATTCCACGGGCCATGGACCAGCTTGACATTCCCGGCCTCCGCTGCAGCAGAGACCGGCTGTGCCCTGACCTCTTTCGGCCCGGTGGACGGCGCTCCTTTGAACGTGTACCCGACAAGCACCCTCCGGGCGTAGTTGTCGATGGTGTTCACGCCAGAACTCCCCGGCTCCTGTTCCATCCGGATCATTGTTGCGATGCCATCTTCCTGGGCGGTCTGGCGGACCAGGGCCTCGACCCCTGCGGGATTCTCGCGGACATGGCGGAGGTCGATCACGTAAAAGACGCCGTTCAGGACCCCGAGTTTCAGGCCGCTGGTCCAGTCACCTTTCTGCACGGATGCTGCGAGATCCCATCTGCGGACCGTCCGGCACCCTTGCGGGTAAGCGTCCACAATCTCGAACCATTGCCGTTTGAACATCCCGCCTTCCTGTGGGGTCGGGCGCTGCTGGTAGAGGGCCGTCCAGTGATAGGACCCGACCGTCCGCTGGATGCGGACGAGGTCCTCGCGGGTGAATCGTTCGGGCCAGAGTGGATCTCCGGGCAGTCTCCCGATCGCGTCAGGGCCCTCGGCCACTGCGGGCAGGTTCAGGATCTCCCATCGTTCGCCACCGTTCTGCATATCTTCCAGGATCTTGCCCGCGAGGTCCCCCTGGTTCCATCTGGTCATGATCAGAATCAGGGCCCCGCCCGGCTCGAGCCGGGTATAGAGCGTGGACTGGTACCAGTCCCATGCCTTTTCCCGGTATGTCTGGCTGCTCGCCTGCTCGGCGTTCTTGACGGGGTCGTCGATGATGATCAGGTGCCCACCTTTCCCTGTGATGGGGCCGCCCACGCCCGCTGTGACCATGCCGCCCTGGTGGCCTTTGATATCCCATCTGCTGGCAGCCGATGAGTCCGGCATGACCTCGACCTGTTCAATGAATGACAGCCGGCCGTATTCCTCCACGATCTCGCGGGCCCTCCTGCCCCATTGTGCTGCGAAGTCCGCTTCGTAACTGGTGAGAATTACCCTACGGTCCGGGAACGTGCCGAGATACCATGCCGTGAAGTATTTGCTGATGAACTCGCTTTTCCCGTGCCTGGGTGGCATGAAGACCATCAGTCTCCTGCATTTCCCTGCAGCAACGTCCAGCAGCCGGTCGTTGAGATGCTCCAGGTGTCGCGGGCAGGTCCATCTGCCACCGCTGACACTATGAGCCAGCATTCGGGGGCTTGGCGGTAATGGCACTGAACACCTTCCTCTCGTACTCGCGATACTCTTCAGTCCCGAGGATCTTCTCCAGGTCCACGTTCGATACCGGCACGGGCCCACCGTTCGGGCCGCTGTGCTCCAGTTTGTTCACGTTCTTCCAGTCGTTTTTCCTCCGGTTGCAGAGCCAGAAGATCTGGGCGGTGACATCCCCGGGCACGGACTTTACTGTCGTTGTGGTTTTGATATCCCCGCAATCGTCCTCCGTCTTCACTTCCTCGTATTCGTACCCGAAGGCCCGCTGGAACAGGGCGTTCTCCACCTTTGCATCCGCGACATCTTTTCCGCTTTTTAAGATGCTAAGGAATTCCGGATGTTTCTTGCCCCATGCGAAGAGGGTGACCCGGGAAACGCTTAGCGCTGCGGCGATCTCTGCGTTGGTCTTCCCCCGTATCGCGAGGGCCCACGCCATGAACGGGTGCTGGTCCGGGTTGTATTTCGAGGGGTTGCCCCGCTTCCTCTTTGGGGCCGGTGTTGCCTTCTTTTTAATAACCGCCTTTTTATTTTTCGCGGGTTTTTTCTTGGCAGCGGTCACGGGACCAGCTCCGCGTTATACCACTCGCCTTCGAGATGGCAGCAGATGTAAGCGCCCTGGTCGGTCACGGGTATCTGGAGACTCACATGCCAGCGGCATTTCTTGCAGACATCAAGCGAGATGGGAGGAAAGAACGGGCGTGGGCATTTCACCCGGTTCAGCGGTCCACGGTCGTCACTTATGAGAATCTGCATCTGGTCCCCCCTTCTGCATCAGCCGGCATTCATACGAGTCCAGGCAGTACATACAGTCCGCTTCGTTCGGCTTTCTGCCGCAGAGTGTTGCCTGTTTATCCTGGTCCATTGGATGCATTCGAACGGTCTGACCCGTTGCGATTGCTTTCTGTCCCTTGCGGGCCCCTGCCTCAAGAGGGTATTATTTGGCAAAGATCAACTATCTCTGATGAGGAAGTATCGATGACCTTGAATTCGTGTCTGTCCTGGTGCGGGATTGCATGAATTTCATGACGATACTATTGTCCTCTTTCATTCGGCAGGGTGAGAGGCTGCGCCAGGGCGACAGTGAGCCTGGCAGGTAGCATTGCAGCCATGGTCTTCCTAGGGTTTGCGATATCCCCGGATGCAGCAGGTGAATGTGTGAGCAGGACCTGCTGCATGCAGGGGAAAGCCCCCATACGGTTCTGAACCGCCTGTGGTGCTCCATCGAGCAGAGGGCATTTGTTCATCGGGAGATGTTCCAGATATACCAGAGACCGGCGACAATGACGAGAATGAGCCCGCCATAGATCAGCCGGTCACGGGTGGTCATCAGAGCGAGACTCCGAACAGCGAGAGGGCAATCCGGGCGGCACCTTCTGCCTGTCCGGT